AGCTAGAAATAATTGGAGATGGGCTAGAAGAGGTGAACTGTTAGCTAGTGACCCACTTATTAACACTTTAGGAGATAATGATAAATGGATAGTGGACTCTGATGGTAATCTAGTTCCTACTAGTACAGTCAATAATTGGCTTAATAGTTATGAAAGACAAACTCCTTATCAAGAACAGGGGGATATAGCTACTGCTAGAGAAGTAGAATTAGCACAGCAACACAGACTGAATGAAAAGTTTAATACCTCCCTAGATAAGGCAACTATGGCAGTGCTAAGTTCTCCTTTAGTGGGTATACTAGGTGCAGAAGCTCTGCCTGCAATAGCTCCTCATCTTATAAGTGTAGGCAAAACAGCTTTAGGCCTAGGAATATTAGGAGAGGATGCACTAGCTGGATGGCACTTATATAACGGAGATGACATATCCTTTGACTCATTACTTAGTGAGAATAAATATATTTATAATAATTATATAAAACCTTTACCCAAAGCAGCTTATAATTTATATAAAGCTAGAACAGATCCTGCAATGTCTGCAAGAATAATGGCTGGGTTATGGGGAATAGATGATACTGCTAGTGCAAGTGTGTTAAGTAGAATAGGAAATCCTAAAGATATGAATATAAGTTCTTATCCCCAAATGAATATACTTGGGTTAACTGATGAGCCTAAGTATTCAGAAAACAATCCAGAGTACATAAATTATTTGAAAAGAGGATCTTTGGGGAGTACTCCACAAAATACATTTTTATTAAAAAGGAATTTACAAGAAAAGGAATTTTTAAACAATGGATGGGTAAAGGGAAAAGATAAAGACTATGGATTAGTAAGCAAAGCAGTTGGAAGCAGGAATTTACCAGTATATCAAACTGCACAGGATGTGATTTCTAGAGATAATCTTACTCCATTATTTAATACTTATAACTCTCCTAAATTTAAAAATGACTTTGTATATATTCCTCATGGAGGAACTTATCCCTCTGCGATATATATAGGGAAAGATGGTAAATTCTATGCTAAAAGTTGGGATCTTAATGACTATGGTGGAATAGGAGGTTCTACTACGGGAGTATTAGGATCTATAGGAGATTTAATTGGGAGTCCTACAGTAGTTACTACTGGCTTTCAGGAAATTGATAAAGATGCAATAGATTATTTGCGTCGGACTGCATATTATACAGTACCTGATATAGACAATATTCTAAATCTTTATAGTAAATAATACATAATAGAATTATTAAAATAAATTAAATATTTGCACAATTAAAAAATTAATTGTAACTTTGCAGAGTAATTGAGTTTATGAACTCCAAATTCTTTTTTTAATAGTTCTACTCTTCTGGTTTGTGAAAATAGGAAGAGTTTTAGGAGAAGAACCTAGTTACTAGGGCCTGTATTCAGGTGAGCAATTCTTGCTTGGGGATCTTGACCTCCTTCTCCTACATTGAGAAGTATCTCCCCTGCCTTATAAGCAGTAGAAAGAGTAATTGGTCACATGTGGGTTCAATCCCCACCTTCTCAACTACAATAGAGTAGTGGCCTAATTGGTTAAGGTGCTGCATTTGGGATGCAGAGATTGCTAGTTCGAGTCTAGTCTACTCTACTTAGTTCTTTGTTGTTTTGTGAATATATAGGACTACTCCCTGTTATAACCCTTAAAACCATTTAATTTTAGAAGGCGTTTCTCAAAGTAGTCCACTTGCATCTGTGCTGGAATGGTAGACAGTCTTGACTTAGGATCAAGTGCTTAATAGCGTGGGGGTTCGAGTCCCTTCAGATGCACATGGGAGAATGATGAAATCGGAAAACATTGCGGACTTAAAATCCGCTGGCTATTAAGCCTTGAGGGTTCGAGTCCCTCTTCTCCTACAATGCCTGATTAGTTCAGTGGTAGAACACTTGTTTTGTACTCAAAATGTCGGGAGTTCGATTCTCTCATCAGGCTCATTACAATAAAGAGGATAGTACTAGTGTAAGACTCAACGTAACTTAGTGGCTTTGTGAGGGAGCGCAACCAATATCATGTAAGTTTAGTCCACTTGGGTGTCGTAAAACCCACGGTTGTAGATAGGAGTGGCCGATGGATCACACTCCTTATTGTGGGAAGTGTCTGGTGACGCCCTTGGTCTCATAAGCCAAGTTTTGAAGGTCCGATTCCTTCTCCCGCAACTATGAAGAAGTTATATGCATTAAAAGGGACTAGTTTACAAGCTCTTATAGAAGCATTGAATAAAGAGAATATTTCAAAAGAGGATATAGTACAGATAGTATATGCGAATAAGGAGTTTGTAGCAGTTATTTATAAGTAAAAATTATGGAAGAGAAGAAGTTAGATAAACTAATGTCTGAAGAAGAGTTTTCAGAGAAAGTACATGAGGTAGCTAAGCACAATAAGCAACAGCTACTTGATAACTTTAAGGAGGGAATTCTTTATCTCAGAAGTTATATGGGAGTAGGTCTTTTTAAGTCTATTAGAAGGGCAATAAGACGAGGGCATATCTCTATTTTTGGAGATATTTACCCCAAAAGACCATTTAATAACAGGAAGAGAGGTATAGGTACAGATACTTATAATAAGAGAAGAATTTATGAATCACTTACACACAAAGCCAGTAAGGTATGCTAAAGAAATCTATGATAGTATTCCTGTACACTATTGTAAACAATGCTTATCACTAAGAATAAAATACGTCCCAGGAATCAGTGACACTGATTATTGTGATGAGTGTAATTCTACTAATATACAGCAGACCACAATAGACGAGTGGGAACAAATGTATAAGCAAAGACATGGTTATAAATTTTTAGATAAACCAAAATATTAATATTATGGAAGAGAAGAAACAAGAAGAATCTAAAGTTAAGAAGTTATCTTATGAGGATTTAGAGAACGCAGCCAGACAAATAGCTGCTCAACTAGATGCTGTAGCTAAAGAGAATAAGCAACTTAAAGTTGCACTACAACAGCTTCAAATGAATAATCTTTATACTGAACTAGGATTTAGATTTAAAGTACTGGAGAATGAACAACACTTTGATGAAGAATTTATAACACTATGTGTAGACAGTATAAAAGAAGTAATGACTCCTAAACAAGAAGAAGAAATAAAGGGAGAAGAGTAATTATGAAAAAGGGGATAAATGGCATTATTAATATTCCTGCTTCTTTAAAAGGATCCTTCTTTAGATATTGGATGGAGTTTTTATTACCCTTTCATGGTCTTACCCCAAGAGAAATGGATATAGCAGCTTGTTTTATTAAACAAAGATACTTATTAAGTAAAGCTATTAAAGACGAAGAAATACTCGACAAAGTAACTATGAGTGAAGATACCAAGAAAAGGATAATGGAGGAATGTAATATTACGCCATCTCATTTTCAAGTTATCATGGGTAAATTGAGGAAATCCAAGTTTATTATTGATGGGAGAATATGCCCTAAATTTATACCTAAAAATATAGGAGATAACGATAAATCCTTTCAATTATTACTTTACTTTGACTTAGATGCAGGAGATAGATAAGAAAGTATCTGAACTAACAGGGTTTCCAAAAGACCTAGTAAGTAAAACTTACAAAGCATATTGGAGATTTATAAAAGATAAAGTTGAAAATCTACCTTTAAAGGAGAAACTATCTAGGGAGGAATTTAGTAACTTGAAAACTAATTTTAATTTACCATATTTAGGCAAATTATTCTGTAACTATGATAGATGGGTAAGTATTAGAAATAAGTACAATAATGGCATTAAATATAAAAAAGATTAAACCCATGTTCAATCAAGTTATCTGTACTATGAATAAGTACAGCGATGATGAACTTAAAGAGGGTAATATTATAGATTATCATAAGGTACAAAATCCTATAAAGGAGTATCAAACAGTTGTAGCTACTGGTCCTATGGTAAGAGATATTAAAGTAGGAGATTTAGTTGCGATAAACCCTAAAAGATATAGTAGGATGCAGCATAAGGAAGGATCTCTTAAAGATGGTGTTATTGGGGATAATCCAGTAATAAGTTATAACTTCAATGTAATTGAACTAGACCATGTGCAACATTTACTCTTACTAGACCAAGATATAGACTTTATAATAGAGGAATATGAGGAAGAAACTCCACCACAGGATGACATTCTAGTTCCTAATAATGACATAATTACAGTTTAATAGAGGCCTGTGGAAACACAGGCTTTAATTTTTATTTATATGGTAAGACTATTTCATTTTGAAGGATATAATGTTAATATTGACCCCGAAGCTTTAATGCTAGCACCATTTAAAGCTCTTTGGGATAGGGATAAAAGCAAAGATAAAAATATGGCTAAGCAAGAGTTAGCTTATATTTATTTTATGGCAGACCCTAGAAGTGACTATCAATATATCATTGATGAAGAAGAAAGAGAAAAAGAGATAAAAAAAGGGCAGGGGTTACCTGCTAAATGGAAACCAGACAAAGAAGTTAAAAGGGCATTAGAGTTCTATAATAGCTTTAAGCCAGCATCTGCAGGTTTATTAGAGGATACTAAAGTAGCTGTAGATAAATTAAGGCAATTATTAAGAAATATAGATTTGGAAGCTAAAGACGACAAGGGTAAACCTATTTACACTTTAAATACAGTTACTGCTACTATTAAACAAATACCTGGATTAGTTAAAGACTTAGATGCAGCGGAGAGAACTCTATCTAAGGATATATTAGAAGAAAGTAGAGCAAGAGGTTCACAGGATAAAGCAGCTTTTGAAGATGAAGATTAATGAAGTTTTAGAATGTATAAATAAGGTATTAGATAGTAAGAGAGAAAATACACATGGACATCTCATAGCTGTTACAGAAATTAAGAAGTCTATGGGACCTTACAGGCAAGCTTATACTCATATTTATTATATTGATTTAGATAAAAAAGATAAATATGAATATTGTACAGCTAGTATAATGGATAGATGTACTAAAGATAAAGAGGATAAGCTAAAAGAAAGATGTGAGAAAGAAGCTCTGATTAAGCTGTTTAGTCTTATAACTGTCAAAGATAATTGGGAAAAACTTATAACTGGTGAAGCATGATAGAAGTAAGTAATGATTTTTATATCCCAACTAATGAATTCCAAACACCTGTTAACAAAGAATTACTGGACTCTATACCTCAAGAAGTGGGGGAGCAACTGTTAGATTTTATAGAGAATGTAGAATACATAAAAAGGCTAATTTCTCCTAATAGAAAAAGGGCCAAGGATTTGCCAAGAGACTCTGAAGGAAAGATAATTGTTGACTTAGCTAATCCCCATATACTAGAAAATATGGATTACTTTAGACCTTCGGCTTTACATTATGAAAAACATGGTTGCTATACCTTCTTAAAGCCTAATACTAACCCTAATAGTGAGTATTCTAAATGGTTTCACGAAGAAAAAAGAAGATGTAGAGAAGGCTATGTAAGAGAATCTGATGGTGAGTGGGTTACAGGTTACATGTACTTCTTTATTAACTATTGCCCAATGATGCTTACCAAGATAGAGAAAGGGTCTAGAAAAGCAAGTCGTGTGCAAGGATTCCCCGAAGTTTGGGAAGGTCTCTATTTAAGATTTCACTATTTAGATCAGGCAAGAAAATCAGGTAAGCATGCTATAGAATTAGCTCGTAGAGGATGTGGAAAAAGTTTTTCACTAGCTTCTATAATGGCTCATAACTATATATTAGGCGAAAATCAAGAAGTTAGGAATAGAACAACGACAGTATTAACTGCTTATCAAAAAGAATACCTTGCAGCAAAGGATGGTACTTTATCTAAGTTTGAACCTATGATAGACTTTGTTGAAGAGAATATGGAATTTAGTAAAAGAAGACTTATTTCTTCTCTTCAAAATATGCTTTGGCAATCAGGTTATGTGGATTCAAATGGTAGAAAGAAAGGCCAACTTAATACAGTTATGGGAGTATCTTCAAAGGATGATGAAGGTAAATTAAGAGGTAAGCGTGGTTATATATTATTTGAAGAAATGGGTTCATTTCCTAACCTTCTATCTATCTATGATACAGTGAGGTATGGTGTAGAAGAAGGTGATTACACTTTTGGTCTTATATATTTAGTTGGTACTTCTGCTGAGGATGCTTCAGACTTTGCCTCTGCTAAGACTCTCCTTTATAGCCCTGAAGGTTATAATATATATGGCATAGAAAATGTTTATGATAAACCAAGACAGGGAAAGCCTACATTTGGATATTTCTTTCCTGCTTTTTTAAATAGAAAAGGCTGTTACAATAAGGATGGAGTTTCTGATGTAATAAAGGCACTTATACAGGTTCTTACAAACAGGTATAAAGCTAAATATTCATCTGACCCTAACTCTGTTCTTCGTGTTATAGCAGAGATGCCTATTACTCCAGCTGAAGCTATTATTAAAGTTAAACAAGCATATTTTCCTACAGTATCTTTAACTGAAAGGCTGTCTCAGTTAGATTTAGATAGTAAAGCCTATGATGATGTATATGTAGGTAATCTTGTTTGGGATAAAGCTCTAGGAGCACCTAGATTTGTACCTAGTGAGGATGTACCTATTAGAAAGTATGGGGTAGATAATACTACTGTAGGTGCCTTAGAGATATTTAATATGCCTGAGAAAGACAGCAATGGTAAAATATATAATGGCAGATATATAATAGGCCATGACCCTGTTGATAACGATCAAGCAGATTCTCATTCTTTGTCATCAACAATTGTACTTGACTTATTTACTGATAGAATAGTAGCTGAGTATACAGGAAGACAACCCTATGCAGATGATAACTTTGAGATATGCAGGTTACTATGTTTGTTTTATAATGCCCAATGCCTTTATGAAGCTAATAAAAAAGGTATTTATGCATACTTTAAAAGGATGAATTGTACACATTTATTAGCTGATACTCCTGAATATTTGAGAGATAAACAATTAATAAAGTATTCAGCTTTTGGCTCTAATGCGAAGGGTGTTAATGGTCTAGCAGCTATTAATAACTATGCTAATTCATTGATAAGAGAATGGCTTATTAAGCCAGTAAAGACCATACAGAAGGAAGGGGATGAAGAGATTGAGGTAACTATACCTAACTTATATTTTATTAGGAATAGAGCTTTATTAGAAGAGCTAATAGCTTTTACTCCTGAGATTAACGTAGATAGAATTAGAGCATTAGGTATGGTTATGTTATTAAGGGAAGAGAAAATGATTTTATATCAAGGTGATGTAAGTGCGGGGGTAAAGGAAAGAATTAGTAGTGACTATTTAGGCAATGATGATTACTTCTCAAGGAATTATGATAATAGAATAAGTAGTTTTAACTAAATAAATTAATTTAATTATTGCACACTTAATTAGTTTTATTTATCTTTGCATAAAATTAGATTAATATGAATCACGATATAGTAAATTTACCCCCACAGCAATTATCTTTTAGGGCAAAGAATAAAGCATGGAGGAAAAAACATCTCGATTGGGGGGACAGTAAGACTTTTTTCAATTATAATCCAGTAAGAAAATCTACTATACATAAGAAGATTAACTATGATCTAGTTAATGGTAAACTCCATATGGAGGATGTAGAACTTATTCTCAATCCAGAGCAGATTAAAGAAAAGTTTACTCCTAGTAATATCCAACATTACCCTATTATAAATAGTAAGATAGGAGTACTCAGAGGAGAAGAAATAGCAAGGCTGTTTGATTTTAGAGTAGTTATCACAAACCCTTTAGCTATTAGTGAAAGAGAAGAATCAAAGAAGGGGGCTGTATTGCAATCTTTGCAGCAGTTAGTAGCTGACCAATCACAAAGTGAAGAGGACTACCAACAGAATATAGAGAAGATGGCAGATTACTTTTCTTATGAGTGGCAAGATATGAGGGAGATTAAAGCTAACCAACTTCTACATCATTATATAAAAGAGTATAATATGCCCTTAATGTTCAATAAGGGATTTATGGATGCTATGACTGTTGGTGAAGAAATTTATCAATGTGATATTAGAGGAGGAGAGCCTATCATAGAAAGAGTTAATCCATTGAATATAAGAATATTTAAGTCTGGGTATAGTAATAAAGTAGAAGATGCTGATGTTATTCTTATTGAAGATTATTGGTCTCCAGGTAAGATTATAGACACCTATTATGATGTACTTACAAAAAAAGACATAGATTATATAGAAAATTCTCCTAATACTGTAGATCAGTCAGGTACTAATGAAATGGGGGAAAGAGATGAAAGGATAGGCTTTGTAAATGGTCATATGATAGATGAGACCATTGACAATAGTGAATTCTACTTTGACCCTTTTGATTCTCTTGGTGGCACTACTAATTCTCTTTTACCTTTTGATACTAATGGTAACATTAGGGTATTAAGAATGTATTGGAAATCAAGAAGAAAGATAAAGAAGATTAAATCTTACGACCCTGAAACAGGAGAAGAACTATTTAATTTCTATCCAGAAACTTATATACCTGATAAAGATAGAGGAGAAGAGGAAACTATATACTATATAAATGAAGCTTGGGAAGGTACTAAAATAGGTGAAGAAATCTATGTTAACATGAGACCTAGAATAGTTCAGTATAATAGACTATCTAATCCCAGTAGATGTCACTTTGGCATAGTAGGTTCTATATATAACTTAAATGACAGTAAGCCTTTTTCTTTAGTAGATATGATGAAGCCTTTTAGCTATCTCTATGATGTAATACATGATAGGCTAAACAAACTAATTGCAAAGAACTGGGGTAAAATAATTACTCTTGATACTGCTAAAATCCCTAAAGGTTGGGATATAGATAAATGGCTTTATTTTGCTAAGCACAATAACTTAGCAGTAGTTGATAGCTTTAAAGAAGGTAATTCGGGAGCTGCTATGGGTAAACTTGCAGGAGCTATGAATAATGCTTCTTCTGGTGTTATAGATGCTGAACAAGGCAATGCTATTCAGCAATATATTAATACCTTGGAGTTTATTAAATTAGAGATGTCAGAAGTAGCAGGTATAACTAGACAAAGAGAAGGCCAAATTAGCAACAGAGAAACTGTAGGTGGCGTAGAAAGAGCAACCTTACAATCCTCTCATATTACTGAGTGGTTATTTACTATACATGATGATGTCAAGAAAAGAGCATTAGAATGTTTCTTAGAGACAGCTAAAATAGCACTTAAAGGAGGAAGCCTTAAGTTTCAGTATATTCTTTCTGATGGCTCTTTAAGAACTGCGTTGATAGATGGTGATGAATTTGCAGAAGCTGATTATGGCTTAGTTGTTGATAGTAGTAATGGTCTACAGGAATTAAACCAAAAGCTAGATGCTTTAGCACAAGCTGCTCTCCAAAACCAAGCAGTATCCTTCTCTACTATAATGAAGTTATATTCATCTATTTCTTTAGCAGAAAAGCAAAGACTTATTGAGAGAGATGAACAAGCTTTACAAGAGAGACAGATGCAAATGCAGCAGCAGCAATTACAAGCACAACAAGAGCAAGCTCAAATGCAAATGCAACAAAGACAAGCTGAGATGCAAATGCAGGATGCTCTTAATACTAGAGATAATGAAACTAAAATACTTGTAGCTCAAATAAATGCTCAATCAAGAGAAGATGATGGTATTCAAGAGCCTGAGTATAGTCAAGAGGCTAAAGATAAGCTACAAGAAAATATAAGACAATTTAATGAAAGACTTAAATTAGATAGAGATAAGTTAGCCTTAGACAGGAGAAAGGCTGATATGGATCATGATATTAAAATTAAACAATTAAATAAAAAACCAACAAATTCAAAATAATATGGCTGAGATAATTCAATTAGCTAAAGACACCTTAAAAGGAGGTACTAAAACAGAGATTTACCCTAAGACATCAGATGCAGCGGTAGCTACCACAGATTCTAATGGTAATGCAACTACTTTAGATAATGTATTAATTAAATCAATATCTATAAATGGCTCCGTTAAAACTCCTACTAATAATTCTATTAATTTAGGGGACACAATGGCTACAAGATGTTGCATTATTAGATTGCCTAATGGAACATTTACAGAATCTACCATAGATTCAGAGCAACAAGATGTTTCTGTAACTACCATGAAAATTTCTAGGGATTTTTATCAAGCTGACTCGTTAGTAGATATGTTTTTAACAGCTGCTTCCGATGATGACGCAAATGCCCTTTTTAATCTTTATATCATATTCGGAAAGACTGTAGGTAGGAATAATTATCAAGGTATATATTCTTTTCCTATATCTACTGCTGATCAAGCAGTAGACAGTGATAGTTTTACGGTTGATGGTGTTAATATGAGAATAGGCAGGTTTGATGGTATCTTTCAAGGAGGAATAATAAGTGGGGTAATTTATCTTAAACTTCCTGCTAATACTGGTATTACAGTTAACACTCAATGGGATGTAGCTGATTTAAATATCTTAATATCAATATTTGGACAAGCCTCTAGTGAAAATAAAATGCAAATCTGGGAAAATTTAACAACAGAGCAGCAAGAACTTATCTTAAATAATTTGTACATTAGCTACTCTTATGTAACACAGAACAAATTATTAGGAATAGAATAATTATGGCAACAAGTAAGAAATCAACTAAATCCACGAGAAGGCCTAAACCCTATGTGGCAAAAGCAGGGCTGAAAAAGAACAGATATGGTAAAGGAGGAAAGATGTGTTCTAAGTAGAAACTTGTATAAAGTACTACTTTTAATACTTAAGGTAATACCTATGTTATGTGCTTTAGGATGTTTGTTAAATACTATATTAGCTTATGTAGGAATAGATGTTCCTGTATTAAGCTATATAGGAAG